ACTACAATGCCCTCACCCTCTTGTCAATCCACCCCACAATACCCTTGCCACCTTGTCAAGCGTGCCTCCCCTCTCCTAAGACCTTTATAATAACACCACGCTATGGGCGTATGGTCAAGTTGACAGTGTAATACATATGTGATGTGATTAGAACATATGAAAACGGCTATGTCAAGACGGGGGGGAGATATGGGAAAGTGGGGAAAAGCCCAAAGGGGCATGATTTAGTTATAAGATAATTCTGATAATTAATGTATTACATTACACACCATTGACTTATTTAGAAGTATATGGTACTATTATATTCATGACCAATACAAAAAATACAAAGAAAACAATTAAAGATGAAGCACTGATTGAAGGATACGAAGTTGGCAAGCTCACTATTGTAGTACAGGCAATTAAAGACTCTGCCACGGGAAAACCTATGAAGGGGGTATTCTGCGGCCTAAAAGTAAAGAGAGATAAGAAGGAAGAGACTATTAACTTTGTGTTTGCCCTAGACTCAATCCCTTCTTTTAGGAAGCATGTAATCTCAATGATTAACCAGGCAGTTAAGTTAAAGGCTAAGGGGGCAAACGACCTAAAGGTAGTTAAGAAGGTGAAATCAAAATAAAATGGTATCAAAGAAGAGAGGAAAGAACAGAACTGTACCATTTGACTCCCCTAATACCAATACTCCTATTATTATAGAGAGAAAGGATGAGGACTATATCTTCAATGAAGTTGGGGAATTGGTTCCTCGACCAGGGCTGGGGACTTATAAGCGGAATCCTAATGGAGCTGGACCTTATGGAACAGACCCAAGACAGGATGTATGCTGGGACCTTTACATGAAGAGTATCCAAAGAGGACACCCATCTGCCCATGCTGCGGCTCTTGAGGCTGGGTATGCCCCAAATACATCTCTACAGATAACTTCCATGAAGTGGTTCAAGGAACGTAAGGAAAAGCTGTCCAGGAGGAGGATGTTCTCCAAGGCAGAAAGAAACCTCAGCCGTGTATTAGACATGGAATATTCTACAATCAAGCTTATGGAGGATGGTGCGGAAGTAGAAGAAATTAACATTGATAAGCTAAAGATTGTTACAGATGTGTCTAAGTTAATTGTACAGACCCTAGGAAAGGATGAAGGATACAGCACCAAGGTTGTAGAAGATAAGAATGTGAACCAAGAGATTACTATTAAATCTATCTCTTATGCCGACCCGCTCGAATTAGAGGCGCAGGTCGTGGGCGAGATTATTAACGCCGCGATAGAAGCACCAGATAAATAATGTCCTACTGCTATTGACAGTCTTACATAGATATGGTAAAATGATAATATGAGCAATAAAATATGCGCAAAAGATGGGTGTGAGGTACTATTGACGGGGAGACAAAAAACTTGCTGTTCCATGGAATGTAAAAAGACTTGGTTCGGGGAGAGTAGGAAGAAAGAGAACCCAAAATGGACCGAGGAATACAAGAAAGAATATTCTAAAAAATATAGAGAAAATAATAAAGAAAAAATATCTAATCTTGGTAAAACTTGGAGAGGAAACAATAAAGATTCCACAAGAAAAGCAGGAAGAAAAGAAAGAGAGAAGCTAAAGTTTGATATTTTAAATCATTACTCTAATGGCAAATTATGCTGCGCCAACTGTAGTTTCAATGATTCACGTGCTTTGCAGGTAGACCATATAGAAAATAACGGCGCAGAAGAAAGGCGTAAGTTATTTGGGAATAGATTATTTGCAGGAACTACTTTTTATCGCTGGGTGAGAAGGAATAACTATCCTGAAGGATATGCAATCCTATGCGCAAATTGTAACATTATTAAACTGAGAGAATTTGAAAAAACACAATGGAAATAAACCTACCACACCTGTACGCGCCGAGAAAGTACCAGCTCCCTTTTTTAAGGGCGTGGGATTCTGGAACAAAGAGAATGTTCCTTGTGTGGCACCGAAGAAGTGGGAAAGATAAAACCGTTGTTGCTAACTTGGCAAAAAGGGTTATGGAAAGAACTGGTATTTTTTATTACGCACTCCCTACATATTCCCAGGCACGCAAGGTAGTGTGGTTGGGAGCTGACAAGAGTGGAATGAGATTTCTTGACCATTTCCCAAAAGAAATAGTAAAGAATATAAATCAGTCAGAGATGACTATTGAATTCATTAATGGTTCTATCCTACAGCTTATCGGGGCGGACAATATTGACCGCATCGTTGGAACCAACCCTATTGGGGTTGTTTTTTCTGAGTATTCTCTTATGAAGAAGGATGTTTGGGACTTCATCTCGCCGATTCTGCGCGAGAACGGTGGTTGGGCTGTGTTTATTATGACGCCCCGCGGCACCAACCATGCGTGGGACCTAATGACAGCGATTAAGGATGACCCAAAATGGTTCGTTGAGACTCTCACTGTTGAGGATACTAAGGCCCTTCCCAAGGAAGACCTGGAAGATGCTCAGAGAGAGATGCCCCAAGACGTGTTTAACCAGGAATACTATTGTAAATTCCTTGATTCAGGGATTGGGTTCTTCCGCAGAGTAGACGAGAACACCTATAAGACAGAAGAGTATACCCCTAAAGATATGGCTATGTACCAACTCGGCGTGGACTTGGCGAAGTACAACGACTATACCGTAATCTCGCCATTCAACCTCAATGATTTTCACCTTTTGAAGCAGGACTCTTTCAACCAGATGGACTATAACCTCCAGAAGGCTAGAATTGAGAACTCATACTTCAGATACAACAAGGGGCGAATTATAATAGACTCCACTGGTGTCGGGGAACCTGTTTTTGACGATTTACAGGCGCGAGGGCTGAATATTGAGCCATTTAGGTTCTCAAAAACGACAAGAACTGACCTTTTAAAGAACCTACAAATCCTTCTGGAGCAGGACAGAATTAAGATACCAGACGATGAGGTTCTCATAAATGAGCTAAAGTCTATGTCTTATGAGCTTTCTCCTACTGGTTCGACAATCATTAAAGTCCCAGATGGTAAGCACGACGACAGAATCATGTCCTTGGCACTAGCTGTGTGGCAAATTCCGCAAAATCCTATACGCCTTAACGCAAACACTAGAAGTTACCAAACACAAGGGGTAGACCCTTTTTATCCTGACATGGGGATGTAGACAATCTATTGACTTATAATGGTAAGTGTGTTATCATTACAACATAAAACTATCTAATAAGTCAACAAACAATCATAATGGATAATGAAATATTAATAGCAGAGCACATTAGAGAAAAAGGAGACTCTGTTAAGTTTAAGGAAAGACGTTTCGCACAATGGAACGAGAACTATGCACTCTACCGAGATAAGGTTGCAACGAACCGACTCACCCAGCGTCAGCCAGTTAATATCCCAATCATTAGAGAGACCATTCAAACTTGGATTTCTAAGATTGATGAAGCTCCAAAGTTAACATTTGAGGCACGAGAGAAGGGAAATGCGGCGAAGACGTCCGAAATTATCTTCAACGAGATTTATAATTTCTATTATGATAAACTCAAGTTGGATATTCTTGATAACCTTGATAAGAAGATTGTAGGACTCCAGGGCCGTTCATTTAAGAAGATTGGTATCTCCAAGAGGGAGGTGTTCATTGACATCATTGACCCATACGACATTGAGATTGACCCACGATGTAATCCCCTTGATTTGAATACTGCTGGGTATGTAATCCACACTCATATCTTTCGTTCGCTGAAGCAGATTCTTGCAAGCAACGAGTATTCTCAAACAGGGAAGAATCAGTTAAAGATGTTCCTTGATTCAAAAGAAGGAATCATTCAGGCGGCAACAGACCTACAGTCTTATCAGATGCGTAAAGAGCGCCTAGAGAATCTTGGTGTGTCAAATTTTGATGACTACCGAGCACACGATGTTCTTGTTGAACTTAATGAATCATACAAACTTGTATGGAACGGAAGTGCGTTCGAGCGTCATATCATTACAATTGCGGCAGATTCTGTTGTCCTTGCGAATAAGCCACTCAAAGAAGCTATTGGGATTACAAGACTTCCTATTGTTTCATGGGCTTCAGACCCAGACCTCAATGATATTTGGTCTGATGGCATTGCAGACAGCGTTCGCACATTCAACAAAGTTACAAATATGTATATTTCTCAGGATATCGAGAACCGCACATATAGAAACTTCGGAATGTACTTCTTCAACACAATGAACGGTACTTTCCAGCCACGGGCCTTTGATGCAAAACCTTTCGGTATGTATGGTGTTCCAGGGAACCCATCAGACATCGTAAAACAGATGGATATTCAAGCTCTATCTGATACAATGCCAACTATTTCTTGGCTAAAGGACCTTATCCAGTCATCTGTTGCTCAGACACCGCTAGAAAGAGGAGAACAACAGAAGGGTAACTCTACCCTCGGCGAAGTTCAGTTGTCTTTTAAGCAGTCAGCAGGAAGAAACCAAGTTGTTTCTAAGAACTATAGGCGAGCGTGGAAGGAATTGGGAGAATTGTTCTACGATATGTTTAGAGCAAACGTAACATCTTCAATCACTCTATACAAGAAAGGCGGAGATGGTTCATTCTATGAGAAACAGGCGCAACCAACAGACTGGATTATCCCTAAAGGGTATGCAGTTAAGGTTGAGATACAAGCAGAGAGGGACACAGCGTCAGATTTTGACCTAAAGAAGATTCAGTATGTAAAGAACTCGTTTGCAACTAACCCCACAGCAATTAATCTTGCAAAAAGGAAAGAACTTGAGCTTATGGACTGGACAGATGAAGAAATTGATTCAGTTATGCAGGCCGAGAATCAAGCGGCACCACTTAATACTTTGCAAAATGCGCCAGATGCGGCCAATAACCCACAGGATAGCGTAACCAATACAAATAAGAAATCTCTTACTGGTGGCGAAACAATCCCTGGAGCAATGGGGGCAGAAGCCAATCAAGCTGTAATGAAATAATATGCTAGAAAACTACCTAAAAAAACTCGGACTTACTTCCTTCACAGAATTAAACGCTGAGGAGAGAGAAACCTACAAAGAGTGGGAATCAGCTCTTCATGGGCGAAAGATTACCGACAAAGATGTGGAAGACTTCCTTGACGCAGAGTTAGACACGGCTGTTTCACGTTTAACCGAAGAGAACCTATCTGTAGATGCGCAGGCAATTAGAAAGGCGGAGGTTAAGCTAATTAAGAAGATAAAATTGTTTCTTAACGGGCCAGCAACAGAGAAAGCGTTCGTGGAAAGGTCAATAGAACAGTTAAGTAAGTAAGAAGCCGTCCGATAATGACGTTAAACTAAAGAAGTTTAATAATAGAATTAATGCCAAACCTCGATAGAGACGGCAGCAACAACCTATGACAAATGAATCAAAACCCTCAGAAGAGGTAATTGTGGACGCTAACGCCAACCCACAAGGAATCGCGGAGGACAAGACAGTAGCTAACGCTGAAAAAGTAGTACCCCAGGAAGTCGCACCAGAGGTAGATTATAAGACAAAGTTCTCAGAATCAGCAAAAGAAGCTCGACGCCTCTATGCAGAGAATCAGGAACTAAAGTCAATGAGTAGACAAACTGAATTGCACATCGAAAGATGAGTTCAAATCAAAGTATTTTCACGTAAACAATGTCCCCTCCAATATTGAATCAATTTTGGAAGATGTTGCGAAAATGCACTTGTTTGACCAAGCTAAGAGTATTGGGGCCAAGGAGGAATCAGAGAAACTAAGTCGGATGGAGACAGAACGTGCCACAGGAGGAGACAGAGAACCTGTTTCTAGCAGAACTCTGGAGGATTGGGCTAGAATGGGCCAAGAGAATCCAGCAAAGTTTGCTAAACTGTCACGCGAGTATCAGAAAGACTTAGACTCTGGTAAAATCTAGGGCTAAATGCCTAATAAATATCTATACTACTTACTAGTTAATAGATAACAAAATGACACAGATTATTACCCCCGTAATGGCAGCATTTACACCTATCAAGTTCAGCTTGAAGCTTGTAGAGCTACTTTACAACGACACACTCTACCCTTCGATTACAAACACCAACTATGAAGGTGCAATCAAGGATGCTGGAGACCGTGTTCGCGTTCGCACAGCAGGAAAGATTAGCCTTTCAGCATACACCAAAGGTATGCAGTTGGTTAAGCAGGAACTTACACCTACCTCAGAGGACCTTATTGTTGACCAACAGCAATACTTCTCATTTGGTGTAGACGATGTTGACGCATTCCAGAATGACATCACAGCGATGACTGAGTATGCTAAAAACACAAAGAATGACATGTCAACCCTTATTGACACAGACCTTTTGGCTTACATGGCAAAGGGTGTCAACTCAGCAAACATGGTAGGAACCGCATACGCCACAGGTACTGCAGCAGTCGCCGCAACTACAGGTGTTGTAACAGGTACAGGTACTACATTTACCGCAGCTATGGTTGGTGGTATCTTCACAATCACAGGATTGACAAGTTCATACTTGGTTACAGCTTACGCGTCAGGAACCTCAATTACAATTAAGGACCTTGATGGTGTAGCTTACACAGGTGGTGCAGTTTCTGCAACGACTTACTCAATCGCAGGTGCGGTTGCAATCGCGCTTACTAAGTCAAATGTATACGAGAAGCTTGTTGCTCTCCGTACAGCACTTGGTAAGAGTCTTGCTCCAAAGGAAGGACGTTTCATTGTGGTAAACTCACAGTTTGAAGGACTCCTTCTTCAGGCTCCAGAGTTTATCCCTGCTGTTCAGACAGCTTATGACTCAGTTGTCATTAGCGGTTTGATTGGAAGGATTGCTGGTTTCCAGGTGTTTACTTCAGAACTTATTGCTGGAGACAACTCAACTGGTTACTGGTTCGTCGCAGGTACGAAAGACTACTGTGCTCTAGCTCTTCAGATTATGAAGACTTCAGTAGTTCCTTCAGAAGCTGACCCAAATAGCTTTATTACCACATGTAAAGGTCTCCTCGTTTACGGACGCAAGATTTTTGCAGGTAATCGTGCTCGCGGTGCAGTTCTTCGTGCGACACTTGCATAACCATTGTTATGTTACTTTGCCCCTTCGCGGGGGTAAAGATAGCCTAATAATAATAAATAAAAATGCTTTTAACGACAAATCAGATAATTGCCCTAGCAAGAGCAAAGTTGATGGAAAAGACAACAGAGATTCTCACTGACGAGACGCTGTTGATTTATGCTAATCTTACGCAGGACGACATCAAGAAGCGTACGTTCACCAATGACCAGATTGTAACAGCAACAATTGCAATGACAAATGGTACGGGGACACTCCCTGCGTTATTTGGGACCCTCTATGGCGATGCTTATACCACAGACAATAAATTCTATCCAGAACTCTCTATTGACGATTTCAACAAAAAGACACTCTCCCAGTCTGTAACAATCGAAGGAAATACTATTAAGGTTTATCCAACTACGGTAGCAAGTATCATTATTAAATACTTCCCTACATACGCCGCCATGTCTTCTACGGTAAATTCAACGCTTAATGAATACTTCCACGAGCTTATTGTGTATGGCGTACT